GGGGTGCCCAGTCAGGAGGAGCGCAGGAAGATTCGCAACGACATCGAACGCCAGCTCGCAGGGGCTACCAACGCGGGGAAATTCATCGTCACCTACTCCGACTCTCCCGATCGCAAGCCCGACTTCGAGCCGTTCCCCCTCTCCGATGCCGACAAGCAGTACCAGTTCCTCTCGACGGAGGTGTCCGACAAAATCATGGTTGGTCACCGCGTGGTGTCTTCGGCTATGTTCGGCGTTAAGACAGCAGGCCAGCTTGGAAACACCCAAGAATTAGAGATTGCTTCGGAGCTTTTTGACCGTCAGGTTATCAAGCCTTACCAGCGCATCGTAAAAAGTGCCCTTGATAGCATTTTCAACGCCGCAGGCACACCTACCCTTGTGTCGGTCGAAGAAGTGCCCGCTATGGCACCTCAAACGCCCTCAGAAGAGGTTAATATGAGCGAAGCCTTGGACCTGAACCTCGCGTGCGACTTTCTCATCGAGATGGGCGAGGAATTGGACGACGAGTGGGAACTCATCGACGCAAGGAAGGTAGACTACGAGACCGAAGCGCAGCAGGACGCGCTCTGGGCCTTCGCCACGGTACCCTCGGGCAAGCCACAAGCCAAGAGCGAGCAGGATAACGACCTTATTAAAGTACGCTACGCCTATATGCCCAAGAAGACGGGCATCAACGGCAACGAATCGCGCGACTTCTGCAAGCGTATGGTTAACGCGGGCGACAGGGTATGGAGAAAGGAGGATATTCAATTGGCCTCACAGCGTGCCGTGAACCCCGGATGGGGCCCTGAAGGAACAGACACGTACGACCTCTTCCTCTACAAGGGGGGCGGAAGCTGTCAGCACTTTTGGGAGCGTCGCACCTACCTCCGCAAAAACAACAGGAAGGTGAGCGTAAACCGAGCGCGTCAGATTATCCGCGAAGCGGGCCTCGAACCTCTCGAACAAAACGACCCACGCGTAGCCAAGCGCACCCGCGACCAAGTGAATCGCGGATTCCTCGAACCTAAGAACTGGACAACACCTCGATAAATGGCACTCACAGCAGAAGTTCTCTTCGTCAACCCGGACTATATGAAGCGTCTCACCCAGCTCAACGGCGGGGTGGAGGATGCGGTAATGGTTCCGGCCATCATTTTGGCACAAGACAAGTACCTCCAGCAGTACCTCGGTACGGACCTTCTCAACGAGCTCAAGGAAGAAATTAGCGGAGGCACCATCTCGGGCAACTACGCCTACCTCCTGGACAACTACGTCCGTAAGGCTACGGTGTGGTGGACTATGGTGGAGCTCCTGCCTAACTTGTACGTGAAGCTCGACAACGGAGGCCTCGTCATTCGCACCTCGGACAAGACGACGCCTATCTCTTCCGACGACCTGCACCGCGAAATCGAGAACGCACGACAGAACGCCCAGTTCTATACCTCGCGCCTTGTCGAGTACCTCTGCGCCAACCAAAGCCTCTTCCCTGAGTACAGCTCCAATACGTCACCCGACATGCTGCCAGAGTCGCAGGTCTACTACCAAAACGGGATGACGGTATCCTATGGTTCGGGGCAGCTACCCCTTGAGGTCTCACGCTACTTCTTCAAATGACGCGCGAACAAAATATCCAGCTCCTCAAGACGTGGCTGGCCTCACAACAAGCCAAACCCTCAAAACCAAAAAAATGAAACATTTGCTCTTCGCTCTCTTTTGTTTTTTTTTTAGCGTAGCTCACGCACAGGAAGAATGCACCCTGCTAGTCGAGCCAAAGATGATGGGCTTTGTGGAAAGGATAGATGTCAATCTAAGCGAGGTAGATACGGTGACTCTACCCATCGTCTTTCACATCGTACACACAGGGGCGGGGGCGGAAAACAACATCTCCGACGAACAGATCATGTCGCAGGTCGATGTTTTGAATGAGGAGTTTGCTGACAGCAAGATTCAGTTCTGCATGGCTGTGCGTGACCCTGAAGGCAACCCCACAAACGGCATCACTCGCACCGATTACAGCTGGAATAAGGAGTATGTGGCTAATGGGATTAGCAATGGATCGGGGAGCGGGGCCGACCAAACACAAGTTAAGGGAGACGCAGGATGCTGGAACCCTGACGAGTATATCAACTTTTACGTGGTCAGCGAGATTAACGGTAACGACGGAGGATGGGGCATTCAGGGATTTGCTTACCTCGGCCCTACTGGAGACTGTCGCGATGGGGTGGTTTGCCTGTACAACGTTACTGGCAACGTAGGTACGCTGAAGCCAGGTAGAGAGCTTGGGTTCACAGGCGTCCACGAGATGGGGCATCACCTTTCTCTTTGGCACACATTCTCTAACTCGAACGACTGCGTTGAAACCAACTGCGAGACACAGGGTGACGAAGTGTGCGACACACCACCCACTCTTCCCAACGATCAGGGATGCGTGGCTGTCGACTGTCCTGATGCCTTAATCGAGAACTTCATGGACTACACCCCTGAGACGTGCCGCGAGTCTTTTACGGTGGGCCAGTCGGAGCGTATGCACGAGTGCTTGCAGGGGGTTCGGTCTGGCCTACTCGACAACCTGTCTTGCGTACCTGTAGTAGACTACGACGCCACCCCGCTTACAGCGTACTACCAGCAGACGTGGTGCACGCCAACTCAAGATATCTGGGTCGACGTAGTAAACCAGGGTACACTCCCTTTGGATATCATCGAGGTGCAGCTTTACGTCAATGGAAACCAATACGTAGAATACTTATTCGACGTTCCTACTGGCACCCACGAGGTTATGTTTGAGGGCGTATATGTTGATGGAGCCCAAATGTTCGAGGTCCAGGTGGTCAGCGAACTTGATCAATATCAAGACAACGATTACGCTTGGTGGCCTATCGAAACTGTTTCTGGGGAGGTCATGGACATTGTGGTGGGGACTGACAACTGGGCCAACGAGGTTGACTGGGTGCTATACGATGCAGAAGGAGAGGTCGTGATTGGGGACGGGAACTATCCTTTTGGGGTCAACACATACGAGTATGAGGTCTGCGTTTATGAGGGGTGCTATACGTTTGAGGCTACCGACAGCAATGGCGACGGGATGTGCTCTATGGACTTCGGGAACGACGGGATCTGCGACTTTGGGGGTGAGGGCATCACGGCCACCGTCGGGGGCAACGTCATCTTCGCCACCGAGCAAACAGAATACTCCATCTTCGACACCGCCTTCTGCTTTTCTCTTGGGAATTGCCCTCTCGACTTCGACGGCAACGGAGCGGTAGGCAACGGCGACATCCTTGAGATGATGCTCGAGTACGGGTGTCAATCTGGATGCCAGACAGACCCGAACAATGACGGGATCGTAAACGTCATGGATCTGCTGTATATGCTTCAGAACATTGGCGACTGCCCACTGGAGCAGGACTTCAGCACGGGGACACTCAAAGACCTCACGGTGCAAGCGGCCAGCCGCGAATACGGAGGCAAGCCTCGCATCTACGATATGGCCGGGCGTCGAGTGCGCGGCGACATTGATCAGCTCTCGACAGGTGTCTACATCCTGAAGTGGGGGAGCGTAACCAAGAAAGTCTTTGTCCAGTGAGGCGGCTTCTATGGTTTTTCTTGCCTCTGGTCTCGTGGGGACAATGCGACATCGAGATTGTGGGGTTCAACCCTATCTCGACGGATATGACTATCACGGTCCTTGGGGGTGCGTGTATGACGGAGAACGACAGCGTAGGTGAATTCCTGCTGGGCCTCACCTTCCAGCCTCCCGTCGAGAACCCGCAAGAAACGTGGCCGTGCTTCTACCCTGACGGCTGGGCATATCTCATCTTCCCACTTAACTTCCCGGGCTTTGACATCGGCGAGGGCGACGACCAGATTCTTCAGACGGGGGACACGGTGACGTTCAACCTCCTCGAAACTCCGTGGGCGGGGTCGGGGACGGCAAACTGCTGGATAGAGATATTCCAAGACGCGGCCTATTTTGAAGAGTGCGTGGTAACGGCTGTCACCCAGATAAACGACAATCAAGAGTTCGGCGACGACAACCTCTTCAACAGCTGGATAACGTGGAGTCTGAACGGAGCGTGTGACCCACCGCCTCCGCCTATCGTGATGGGTTGTATAGATTGGTTCGCCTACAACTACAACGAAGCCGCAACGGAAGACGACGGCTCGTGCATCTACCAAGGCTGCCTCGATTCGGTAGCTATAAACTATTGTCCAGAGTGTACCGTGTTAGGGCCTTGCGAATACTACCCCGAAGCGGGAGAGAACTGCAACGACCCACTCATCTTCTGTCCCAACACCTTCACCCCAAACAACGACGGGAGCAACGACTACTGGAAGCCCGTCACGACATCGGCGTGCTGGTGGAAGTGGGAGTGCCGCGTCTACAACAGGTGGGGTACCCTGGTATGGATAAGCTACGATCCAGATGACAAGTGGCTAGGTAATAGGCTCGCCGCCTTTGTGCCGGACGGCGTCTATATCTGGACAATCAAAGCAACGACATTTAACTCCACCAAAGCCGTAGAAATTAACGGCACCGTGACCGTATTCCGATGAACCTCGACACCCTTCTCACCTTACTTCCCTCGCTTGCCGCTGCCGTAGGCGTATGGGTCTCACTTAACTCAGAAGTAGCTAAATTGAAAGGCCGCGTGTATAGGCTTGAGAGCGATCACCACGAGCTCAAGTCTATGCTTAAGGAGTGCGTGGAAGGTATCCACGAGCTCAAACTCTTACTGGCGAAAAAAGGTATCTGAATGTATAAGTGGTTCAAGCTATCCGAATTTGACAGCCCCGACCGACCCGGTACGGGTGAGCTTATGGAACACGAAGTCGTGCAAGCCCTTGACATCGCGAGAGATATATACGGATACCCTATGGTAATAACGAACGGTTTTCGTACTATTGAGTACAACAGGTCTTTGATGAAGAAGGGATACCCAGCCTCACCCAAGTCTTCGCACCTGCTCGGATGGGCGGCAGACATCGCCGTCCCCAATAACCGCCGTCGGTTCCTTATGCTTGAAGCCTTGCTCGATGCGGGCTTCAATCGTATTGGGGTAGGAAGTGACCACCTCCACGTGGACATGGACCCCAACAAGCCAAGCAATACTATCTGGGTCTACTAATGAATCTACAACGTAAAGCCCGCACGGTGCACGCCGTCGACTGCGACCTCGTAAAGCGCAAAGGAACTCAACATTTTCTCTTTATCTCGGACGTCCACTTCGACGCTATGAAGTGCGACAGGGAGATGCTCTTTAGACACCTCGACGAAGCCCGAGAGCTCAACGCCGGGGTGTTCATCTTTGGAGACCTCTTCGACCTTATGCAGGGCAAGTGGGACCCACGCGGCAACTACTCCGAGCTGCGCCCCGAGTACAAGTCGTGCGTCTATGTCGACGAGGTTATCCAGGACGTAGGGGAGCACCTTGCCAAATACGCTGACGTCATCAAGTTTATCTCAAAGGGCAACCACGAGACGAACATCGAGAAGCGTATGATGGTCTCGCCCATTGACCGGGTGGCTCAAATCATCAACGCCAACGGAGGCCACGTAGAGGTAGGGGGATATGCTGGGTGGCTCGTGGTGCAAGCACACCGGGCGGGGTCTGCGCGACGCAGATTCAACGTCCACTACCACCACGGATACGGGGGAGGGGCGAAGCGTTCCAAGGGTATCCTCGGAGCCGACATCGACCAGAAGGATTTCCCCGACGCGGACTTCATCCTGCGGGGTCACGATCACCAGAAGTGGCACCTCCCCGTGACGATTGACCGCATCACCCAGAGTATGAAGCTCGAGCAGAGGACTGTCCACCACCTACGCTTGGGTTCTTACAAGAAGCTCGGGGATAGGTTTGCGGGGTGGGCTACCGAGAAGAACTTTGCCACCCCTCGACTGGGGGGATGGTGGGCACGCATCAAGGAACGCAGAGACGACTACATATGGGAAGTTCGGGAGGCAACCTAAATCCGTGGCTCGCTCTTATCTCGCGTCTTGACGTGACGGAGATATTCAAGACGAAGGGCGACCTACGCAGGTGGAGTGCTAAAAGAACTATCGGGGGCGCAATTGTCTTTGAAGCTCTTTGGCAGATACATGAATTTGGCCTATCTTGGGAGGGCATTCTTTTGTGTGGGGTTGGTGTGACCCCGTTATGCTTGAGCTTTTTCGAGAGCAAGTGATTTCATTCAACAGGTTAGAGCCCTCCGAAACGTCGGGGGGCTTTTTCTTGCAAAAAAGTTTCGTTTTCCTTTGGAGAATTAAAATTTAGTTCTATCTTTGGGACATGAATGAAACACAAACACACAACACGATGCAACCAAAAAGCACCAAAGGCCGCGACCTCGCGTGGGACATCGCCACCCGCCTTCGCGGAAACGAATTCAAGGACATGACGCTCGGAGAGATTGACGACTTCCGCGCAGAGATGGCCAAGTTCCTCGACCTCAAAAAAGAATGGTAATGCTCAAGCCTAACGGAATCTCACACACGGTCTACCCAGACCAGCCCTGCACCGACTTCAACGAGTGGACGGCCAACTTCACCCGCCAAGAGGTAGCTCGCGACGCGGACGAGTTTAAGCGTAAGTTCGACAGCCTCTGGGCCGACTTCAAGAAAAGCATCGCAGGATGAACGACTTGCCTATGGGAGCTATCAGCGATTGCTGCGGAGCACCCACCGACCCTGACACACCTATCTGCTCCGCTTGCTTGGAGTGGTGCGAATACGAATACGAATGAACGTCTACGAAGCAACGTACATACGTGGCCGCGATCACGACGACTGGGACAAGCTCACGGTGACGGCCTACGACGAAGCCGACGCAAAGAACCAAGCCCAACGGAAGATACCCGGCGGCTGTAGGCTCAAGAAGATAAAACTCATTAAAACCAGCGCGGAGACGCGCATAAATCCTTGTAACATGGCACAA